TCCCAATAGAGAGTGAAAATACTGGTAAAATATATAATTTACCTAAAAATACAATAAATAAATTTCCTATCACAATCCCAAATTTAAACGAAGTTAATAACTTAAAAGAAACTACAGATGGTTATGATGGAGAAACTGATGATGAATTGAGGGAAAGATACTATTTTAAAGTTAGAGAGCCAGTAACTAGTGGAAATGTCTATCATTACAAAAAATGGACAATGGAAGTTGAAGGAGTAGGGGGAGTTAAGGTTTTTCCTTTATGGAACGGAAATGGGACAGTTAAGATAGTGGTGGTAAATTCAGATATTGGAGAAGCTGATACAACTCTATTAAAGAGAGTTAGAGATTATCTCGAAGAAGTAAGACCAATAGGGGCTACTGTTACAGTAAATAGTGCTGTTGGGAAATCTATAACTTTAAATGGAAAAATAAAAATATCTAAAAATGTGAAATTTGATGATGTTAAAACTGAGATAGAATCTAAAATTAAAGAGTATTTTAGAAAAGTTGGATTTAAACAAGACTATGTTAGTTATGCACAAATCGGAAATATTATCTTAAACGTGCAAGGAGTGGTCGATTATGACAACTTGCTTTTAAATAACAAATCTATAAATGTGCAATTAACAGCAGAAGAAATACCGAAACTATCTACAGTTACACTTACAAAAGAGGTGGTATAGTGGATAATAAGAGACTTTTAAGGCATATGCCAAAATATTACAGAGGTATTTTAGAAATCGAAACACTGCAAAAGGCTATAAATGATGAGTTGGAGGTTATGGATGCAATATCGAAAGATGTGCTAGACCAATTCTTTATATATACAGCAACTTGGAGTTTACCAATATGGGAAAAAATCTTTGGTTTAACTGTTGGAGATAAAACTAGCAATATACAAGAACGTAGAGAGAATCTTATATCTAAATTAAGAAGTTATGGAACAACTACAAAAGAGATGATATCTAGAGTAGCAAAAGCTTATACAGATGGAGAAATCGAAGTTATAGAGGATAATAGTAATTATAGTTTTAAGATTAAATTTACTTCTATTGTTGGAATTCCGCAAAACTTAGAAAACTTTAAAGCTGTTGTAAATGTAATAAAACCTGCTCATTTAAATTTTAGTGTAGAATTTAGATATAACACACATAATCAAGTTGCTTATTTAGTACACAATAATTTAAAGAGCAGAACACACAAAGATTTATATGATGCAAGACTATACGAAGATGCAGATGTAGTAGGAAAATACCACAAGCACAATGAATTAAACTTACTAAAAAATGATGATTTAAAGACTATTAAAAACCAAGAAATTTATGATGGAAGGAGATAAAAATGGCTGAATATACTAAATATCTAAGATTGATGAAACCACAAGGAAATGAGTATTACAATGTAGAAAATTTTAACCACAATGCAGAATTGATTGACAAGGAGACAGAGAAACTAAATAATGCAGTTACTAAGATTCAAGAAGGGGCAACAAGAGAGAAAGCTGGGATAGTACAGTTTGGAACAGAAGAAGGCAAGGCATTAGAAGGAATGATGTTAGCTAGATTAGCTGGATGTGTTGGGTATGGTGGAGATATACAAACAGCAGGAGTTAAGGATATTAACTATATATATTATGACAGAAATACTAGAAAAATGTATAAGTGTTTAAATCAAAATTCAGATGTGTCGGCTAATGTGGCTAATTTTATTCCACTTGATAACAACTCACTTTTGGATAGATTGGAAAATTTATACACAACTAAAGAGGAAAAAACAAAGTTAAGTTTATCTCAAATTAATAATGTAAATCTAAATAACATTACAGAAGCTGGTTTTTACGTTTCGTCTGGATGGGGTAATAATATCTCAGGGTTACCCCAAGAATTGAATAATAACGAGAGTAGAGCCTTTTATTTAGTTGTTTTTTCTCTAGAAAATGGTACTTATTGTCAGCAAATCTTGCATAGTTTCAAAGGAATTATTTTTTATAGAGCTATAACTGGTGCTAACACTGGTTTTAATCAATGGAGAAAAATTGGGTAAATATAAACTTTTTTTATCTAAATTAAACTAGAATACTGCTCTAAAAAGTATAAATTCCCTCCATTATTTAACACTGTTAAAGTCTTGTTTGTCACATTATACCTAATTTCTATCCCATTGAATCTCAAAATATCATTGCTTGATTGAAATATGGATCTGAATAAAAAACACATTCTATCTTTTCCAGATTGAACAGCTGTTCCAATACCTATTCCAAAAAAATACCAATCCTCGTTTATAGGTATACTGACAGTTCCATTAGGAATTAATGATCCTCCGTTGTAAAAAAGTAAGATTGTTTTTCTTGTTAGATTTTCCATAGTGGAAAATCTAATCAGTCATAGAGTCGTTACAGGAACAACAGGTATGATTAATGTTGGTTCTTGCTCTTCATACATTACACAAATTGGTAATTTTGCTACTTGTATGATGAGCATTAGCGTAATTACAGATTATGCTAAAACTACAATAAAATCTCCTATTCCATTTAAAGATGGAGTTTATATATCTTTAGAGGATAACAACGGGGATTTATATGCAACAAATAGGCAACCTGTCGTTGGTTGGTATAATTCTATGACACAAACATTTGAAGTTGCTAATGTAAATGCTGGTTTTACAGTACTGTTAATTGGTAGAATTTAGATATAAAAAACTGTATAAGCTATTTTTACCGTATTTGCTTTTGCATTATCAACACAGTCTTTTACAAATGTGAACCCTGTATTATTAAAGCCACTCAAGTATACATTTTCTAGAGTGGTTGCAGTTCCAGTTTTGTAGATGTTTATAGCAACTCCTAAAACTTGTTTATAACTCTTTGGGAAATTATAAGTATAACTTCCAAGTGTAGTATAGTATCCAGTTATCCCAGCATCAACTTTAATTAGATTTTCCATTATTTTAAGAATTGTATAATTAACTTATCAAAAATAGGAGGTTTAGTTATGCAATTAATGGTGTTGGAAAATTTAAAAAAAGAAAATGTGGACGTATATTTAGAGTATTTGAACAGTTGCAAAAGTAGCAACTGGGAGACTTGGGAGACTACATATAAAACTTACTGTAATAATTTTAAGTTGTTCTTGGTGTGGTTTCAGAAGTCTTATAAAAATAAGTTGCTTCTAAGCAAAGAAACGTTACTAGAAATGCCAACTATAATGGAAAGTTACAGGAATTATTGCAGGAGCTTAGGTAATTCTAAAAGGACTTTAATGAACAAAACAACTTCGATATCAACATTTTATGCTTGGTGTGTTCGTAGAAATAAGATTAAATATCATCCTTTTGACAGTAAATTAGATAAGCTTAGATTCACAGAAAAAGACAAGGTTAGAAGCAGTTACTTTCTTACAACTGAGCAAATTTTAACAGTTCGTTTATATATGCAAGTAGAGAGTAAGAAATATGACTTGCAAGATAGGATATTATGGGAATTGTTCTTAGATAGTGCTTGCAGAATAAGTGCTATTCAGAATTTAAAGATGGAGCAGTTAGATTTAGAAAATGGCTATTTTACAGATGTTAAGGAGAAAGAGGGCTATATAGTTAATGCGTTCTTTTTCCAAAAATGCAAGGAATTAATAAAAGAATGGATACAGTACAGAACAGAAAATGGGATAGATGTAGATTGGTTTTTTGTTACAAAATATGGAAAAATCTATAGGCAAATGACACAAGGAGCTATCAGAAACAGAATTAAGAAGCTGGGAAAAATTTTAGGAATTGAGGATCTATATCCTCATACACTTAGAAAAACAGCTATAAATTTAATAAATAATTTAGCTGGACTAGGATTAGCTTCAAGTTATGCTAATCATTCCAGCAGTGGAGTTACAAGTAAGCATTATATACAAAAAACAAGTGCTACAGAGATAAGAAATAGCATTATAAATGCAAGAAAAAAATTAGGTATTTTTTAGTTAATATTATAGAAATTTTCAAATTTATTTAGATTTTTATATTTAAAAATGCTGTTTTGAGTGTCTTATATATAAAATTCTTAAAAATTATATTTAAGAAAAAATATAAAAATATGCTCAAAGCTACAAAATTAAATCTTAAATTCTTTATAAATTTGAAAATCTACTCACATTTGAAAGGAGAAAAAAATGAAAACAATTAATTTTTACAAAAAAGAAAAATTGATATTTTCTGTTTATGCAGAGAGTTTAGAGGATGTTTTAAAATCACCTTTATCATATTTTAATGGTTATACTCAAGATATGATAATTATAGATGTAACATATCAATATCCGATTTACAAAGATGATGTATTGAGAGAGATGACAAAAGAAGAAAAAGTAAGAGCAAATATACCTGTGCAGCTTGATGATGGAGAGTTTATAAAAGATAAGAAATTAATAGCAGTGCCTAAACCTGCTGGAAATCAAAAGTATATGTATTGGGACAAAGAAAAATCGCTATGGATATTAGATAATCAAAAAGAGTATGATGATTATTGTACTTTGATTGATGATTTTAAAGCAAAATCTTTAGAGTATGGATTTGACTATAAAATCGATGGAAAAGAACATCGCCAGAGATGCAGAGATAAAGATATCATATTTATAGCAATGTCAGCTCTATTATTATTTTTAGTTAAAACTTTTATGAATAAAGAAATAAAAAAGACTTGGTATTTTGAAGATAATTTCGGAGTTAGTTTAGATTTAATGGGCTTCATTCAATTAATGTTTTTTGGTAGTACATTTATTCAATCTGTATACGATACAGAGAACTATTTTAAAACAAAAGTCAATCCTAAAGACCTTACAAAAGCCGAATTTGAGGCAAAAAGAAAGGAAATTCATACAAAACTTGCCACAAGCTAGTTTAAAATGAAAGAGGTACTATTATATAGCTACCTCTTTTAAAATGTGTTATACAGCCTCTCATGAGGTCGTTTTTTTTAGAAAAAAATTCAAAAAGTGAATTTTAGCTATAAAAATGTAGAATTTTATATCTAAGGAGGATAAAAATGAATAAAGTTGCATTAATAATTGGACACAACAAGAGAAGTCAAGGGGCTTACTCGCCCATAGTGGGCAATGAATGGAGTTACTGGAGAGATGTTGCATCTAAAATTAAGGGAGCAATTCCAGAACTTGTCGATGTTTATGAAAGACAGCCTAATATGTATTATACGAGAGAAATGTTCGGAGTATTGGAAGAATTGAACAGTCAAGACTATAAATTTTGTTTAGAATTACATTTTAATGCAGTAGATGATAGACAAGCTAATGGCTGTGAGTGCTTAGTTTATTATAAAAACAATAAAGCTAAAGAGTTAGCAATTAATTTCATGTCAAGATTACAAAATATTTTTGGTAGCAAAATAAGGGGAAATAGAGGATTAATTGAAGTTAAGGATAGTAAAGAAAGAGGAGCTTACGGAATATGCAAAAGTAAAGATACTTACATACTTTTAGAGCCTTTTTTTGGTAGTAATTTAGATGAAAGTCTCAAATTTTCTATCATTTCCGATGTTGTAGCATTATTTGTAAAATTTATAAAAGATAATATTTGAAAGGGGTTGAAGTTATGGAATTATCTAAGTTAAAGACATCTTTAATTGATGACAAGTATTGGGAAGTTTTTGAGGACTATGTCTATGAAACGTCGATAGGGACAGTAGTTGTGCCAAATGGTTTTAAAACCGACTATGCTAGTGTCCCAAAAATCTTTAGAAACATTATAAACACTTATGGAAAACATGGGAAAGCCGCAGTTGTACATGATTGGTTGTACTCTAAAAATTGTAATATAGACATTACAAGAGCAGAAGCTGACAAAATATTCTTAGAAATTATGAAAGAATGTGGAGTTGGAACTATAAAGAGACAGTTTATGTATAGAATGGTTAGAATGTTTGGAGCTAGCCACTTTAGAAAAAACGATTAAAAGTAGGTGGTATCTATGTTAGAAGAAGTTTTTAAAGTTGTAATAACTGCTCTAAAAGATTACGGGCTTGCAGGATCTATATTATTATATTTTCTTTGGAAAGATAGTAAAACTTTTGAAATGTACAGAAATACGATGAAAGAGATAGTAAACGAGTTAAAGCTGATGCGAGAAGAGCAAACAGAATTAAAAAAAGATGTGGAAGAAATTAGAAAATTTATAAAATAAAGGGGTAGGATTTTGTCCTGCCCCTCTTTTTTTATTACTTGAAAGTATGAATTTATCTATATTTAAAAAATTTAAAAAAATATATAAAAAAAAATAAAAAAGTATTGACATATTGTTAACAATATGTTATATTATATACATAGAAAGAAAGATTAAAAAGATCTAAAAAATTTTAAGGAGTGATGAAAATGACAAGATTAGAAAATTTAAGAAAAGAAGCTAGTGAAAGAGGGTACATCTTAATCAACTATGCATTACATGCTGGAGATAAAGCTAAATACAAATTACTTTATCCACAAAACAGAGCAGTCGCTGGAAGTTTTAACAAGTTAGAAGAAGTAAAGAGCTTTTTAGAAGAAAATAAAAATGATCATACTAGATTCATTTAAAAAGAGTTGGGAGTGTATCCCAACTCTTATAGAAAGAAAGATCCTCTAAATTTTTTTAGGAGATCTATATAAATTATAACAAAAAAAGGAGAAAAATGAAAGAAGAAAAAAAGAGAAAAGGTTATAAAGAACAAGCTAGCCAGACAGCTGCAACAAAAAGATATTTAGAAAAAAATGTAGTTGCTGGTGTAAGAGCGGATAGAAGCCGCTTAAAAAGTAGATGTCTAAAATTTGTAAATGAGGTAGCAAATTTAGAAGAGTTGCAAGAAATAAAAAAATTAATAGATATAAAAATCGAGGGGGTTAAAAGTATGGAAGGTTTTGAAAAATTAGGTACTGGATGGTTTGCAGTAAAGGATAATGGAGTAGATGTATATTTAATAGCTTTAAAAAAGGATGTTGTAATTGAGCCAAACACAATGTGGGGTTGCTATATGGCATATCTTAAAGAAAATGCTAATTGCTTAACAGAGCAAGAATTAAAAAGATTCTTTCTTGAAAAAACTGGAAAAGAATATACAACAGAAGATTTAAAAAAAGCATCTACTTATAAAAAATATTTAGATGAACTAGTAATAT